ATGATGTATCAGAAATTCAGTAAGCGGCAGATACTGGCGATGACATGGTGGAATCGGCCCAAACTGCGGGGGCTTGACGGGATCCTTTGCGATGGCGCGATCCGTTCGGGAAAGACATTGAGTATGGCGACGGGATTTTTCCTGTGGAGTATGACCCGGTTTGAGGGGAAATGCTTCGGTCTGTGCGGTAGGACCATCGGCGCGCTGCGCCGTAACATTGTAGACAACCTTTACAGTTGGCTGCCTGATGTGTTTACCATTCGGGAAGTGCGCAGCGAAAATAAATTGGTGGTAACCGGTCCGGGAGGATGCTGCAACACCTATTATTTGTTTGGCGGACAAGATGAGAGCGCTTACAAGTTGGTGCAGGGTGTTACCTTAGCCGGTGTGCTACTGGACGAGGCGGCGCTGATGCCAAGGTCTTTTGCAGAGCAGGCCTGCGCCAGATGCTCGGTGGAAGGGTCAAAATTGTGGTTTAACTGCAATCCGGAAGGGCCGGAACATTGGCTGTACAAAGAATGGATCTTAAAAGCCAAGGAAAAACGACTGCTGCATTTGCACTTTACCATGGCGGACAATCCGGGGCTGGCAAGCGCCATCCGGCAAAGGTACGAGGCCATGTACACGGGACTTTTCTACCGGCGATATATACTGGGGCAGTGGTGTGTGGCCGAAGGTCTGGTGTACGATTTTCAGCCGGAAAAACACATCACGGAAGAGATCCCTGCCGGTGGGCGGTACTACATTTCCGTGGACTACGGCACGAGAAACCCTTTTTCTGCCGGTCTTTGGTGTGTGGCCGGCGGTGTGGCGGTGCGGATCCGGGAGTTTTACCACAGCGGGCGGGACTCGGGACGAATGCTCACCGACGAGGAATACCACCACGCGCTGGTGACATTGGCGGGCGGTCTGCCGGTGGAGTTGGTGGTGGTCGACCCCTCGGCGGCGTCTTTTATCGCCACCATTCGCGCCCATGGGGTGTTTTCGGTTCGCAAAGCGAAAAACGATGTGCTTTACGGCATTCGTCTGGTGGCAGGTATGCTGCAAAAAGGGGTTCTGCAAGTTTCGCCCCAATGCAGAGATACCATTCGGGAGTTTTCTCTGTATCGCTGGGAGGAAAACGGCGCTGTCGACCGGGTGTGCAAGGAGAATGACCACGCAATGGACGACATTCGCTATTTCTGTGCCACGATCCTCAGCAGAAACAGGGATGTCAGAAGAAAGATCGGAGGAGATGCAAATGAAAAAATGGTTGCAAAATAACTTCCTGCCTATGTGGGCCAAAGAAACGCTCCTGCGGGACAAACGGCAGTTGGAACTGGAAAACACGCAGCTGCAACAGAAAGTCCGGGAACTGGAGGCCTACATTCAGGGAGTACAAGCGGGTTTGCGGGTTAACAATCGGATCAGCGTCGTAAACCATGGAGGAAAAGTATGAGTATTTATCAGTATGAACAGGCCTTTGGCGCACATGACAAAACCACTTCCGCTATGCGCAAGGCCATCGACCGGTGGTTTGCCCTGTACTACGACGAAACTGCAGACAGCACGACCGATGCCTGTCAGCGGATCCCCTATACGGTGGTGAACAAACTGGTCAAGTCCGTGTTCGGGGAGTATCAGGCCACCGCAAATACGCCTTTCGGAACGAAAGTTCTGAAAGCGCTGGACGAGAAAAAGCGGCTGGCGGTTCAGTTGGCGTTGGTTGGCGGCGCGTGTTACATCAAACCCTGTCCCACGGAGTCGGGATTTGAATTTGCCTTGGTGCCCAGAAATCAGGCGCTGATCTTCGGCAGAAACGGAAGCGGCGAACCCACAGATATGGGTCTTGTGGAAAAAAGTGTGTTCGGAAATCACTACTACACCCTTTTGGAGCGCAGAACTGTGGATGCAGAAGGTTATCTGACCATCCAATACCGGCTGTTTCGCAGCAACGACGCCCAGCAGTTGGGCGCGGAAGTGCCCTTGGAAAATGTGCCGGCGTACAGCCGCCTGGCGGAGTTTTACTGCTATGAAAAGCCGGTGGGTTCGGTGGGCCTTGCGGAAGTGAAACCGCCTATGTTCAACTGCGTGGACGGGTCATACGACGGCGTGGCGGCATTCGCCCCGGCGGAAGGCCTGATCCGGAACATCAATCAAAACGAGGCCCAACTAAGCGGTGAGTTCAGCCGCGGCGAGAGCCGGGTGATCGCGTCCAAAGACTTGCTGGACAAAGACTTAGGTTTGCAGGACCATCTGTTTGTGGGATTGGATGATGACCCGGAGCGTGTGGGTCTGACGGTGTTCTCGCCCCAGTTGCGGGAGGGATCATTCCTTGCCCGCAAGCAGGAATACCTGCGGAATGTGGAATCTGTGCTTGGCTTAAAGCGGGGTATGCTTTCCGATGCCAATGTGGAACTGCGAACTGCTACGGAGATCGCGTCCAGTTCCGCGGAATTTTCCCTCACGGTGATGGATTATCAGGCGATGTGGCAAAAGGCTGTGGAACGGACGATGGCGCTGTGCAAGATCTTGGCCGAACTTTACGGCTTCAAAACCGTGGATACCGGCATAGTCAGCATCGATTGGGGCAACGGCACACTCTACGACCAGGAGAAGATCTGGGCCGACTATATGGAAATGGTGGACAAGGGGATCTTGAAACCGGAAGTAGCGCTGGCCTGGCGGTTTGGTATGCAGGATGCAGACGAGAAGACCGTTCGGGAAAAACTGATGCCCCACAATTAAATTTTTTGGAAGACAGCACGATGCTTTGGCATGGTGCTTTTTTCATACCTTGCCCTGGCCGGCGTAAAAAGGCCGAGCGTTTGGGATGCGACCCCGTAAAAAGCGTAATACGAAAGGAGTTTATATGAAACGAGAATTTTTGCAAGGATTGCAGGTAGAGGGCGCGCCTCTGCCCAAGGAGATCATCGACGCCATTATGGCGGAAAACGGTCGGGATATTGAAAATATCAAAAGTCATTATGCCGACTATGAGGCGCTCAAGGGGCAACTGGCTCAGGCAGAAGGGGCGGCTGAGGCCGTGAAAACGGCGCAGGAATACGAGGAACGGTACAACCAAGCAGTGGAGACCCATCGACGGGAAATGTCGGATTTGATTTTTAGCCACAATTTGGAAAAAGCCATCCTGGCCCAAAAAGGCCGCAACGCCAAGGCAATTACCGCGCTTTTGGATGTAGAAACACTCAAATCCAGCGAAAATCAGCAGGCCGATGTGGAGGAGGCGTTGCGCGCGCTGAAACAGGATTGCGCGTACCTGTTCCAATCGGAAAATCCACCCCCTTACGCAAGGGGGACCGGCGCTAATGCGTCAAACGAAAACAAAAGCCCAGCCACACTGGCGGGCGCACTACTTGAAAAATTTGAAAGGAAGTAAACATTATGGCTATTACACTTGCAGAAGCAAAGGTCGGCATGGCCGACAAGGTCGATCAGCAGATCGTAGATATGTTCCGTCGCAGTTCCTTGCTGCTGGACAACATGGTATTTGACAATGTGATCTCTCCCGGCACCGGTGGCAGCACTTTGACTTACGGTTACATTCAACTCAAGTCCCCCTCCACCGCGTCTACCCGTACTGTGGGCGGTGAGTACACCCCCGGTGAGGCCAAGAAGGAGAAGAAGACTGCCAATGCCATTATTATGGGCGGTTCTTTCCAGATGGACCGGGTGATCCAGAACACCGCCGGCGCGGCCAACGAAATGGCATTCCAGGCAGAACAGAAGATCAAGGCAACCGCCAATTATTTCCACAATCTGGTGATCAACGGCACCGGCGATGCTGCCGGCGAAGGCTATGTGACCGGCACTTTCGACGGTCTGAAGAAGCTGCTGACCGGCACTGCCAACGAAATTACAAGCGAAGTCAGCCTGAAGTCCTCCACCGAGCTGGACGAGAACTACAACGCATTCTTAGATGAGATGGACAGTTTCATCAGCACCTTGGACGGCACGCCCTCTATGCTGCTGATGAACCGCGCTATGCTGGTCAAGCTGCGCTCCATCGCCCGCCGCGCCGGTTACTATGAGCGCACCCAGGACGACTTCGGCCGCACTGTGGAAACTTACGCAGGCGTGCCTATGGTGGATATGGGTCAGTACTACAACGGCACTACCGTTGAGGATGTGATCGAGACCGATGCAAACGGCAAGACCGCCATCTATGCGGTTTCTCTGGGTCTGGACGGCTTCCACGGCATCTCTCCCATGGGCGATGGCGTGATCCAGTCTTACCTGCCCGACCTGAACACCCCCGGCGCTGTGAAGACCGGCGAGGTGGAACTGGTGGCCGGCGTTGTTCTGAAGAACACCCTGAAAGCGGCTGTTCTGAAGGACATCGCCATCGCGACTGCCGGTTAATCCCGGAGGCGCTGCCTATGGTAGACTACGGATTCTACACAAATGATTACCTGGGCAGCGTCATTCCGGAAAAGGCCTTTTCCGGTGTGGCGGCTCAGGCGCAGCGATACCTCGACAAACTGAAAGAGGTTTATCGCGTGACATCTTCCGGCAAGCAGGCTGAAAATCTGGCCGTTTGCGCTATGGCAGAAACCCTGTGGGACAACCGAAACGGTGGCCTGTTTTCTGCAAGCGCAGGCAGCGCATCGACACGATATGCGGCCGGCAAGACCAGCCTGAAACGGGAACTGTTTGACAAGGCATCCATCTACCTGGACATTTACCGGGGGATGAGCCAACCTGCAGAGTAATTTGCAGGTTAACGCGTTGCCACGTACACGATTACCTTGGCCGCGGACTTTGTGAAAAACTATCAAGCAACATAAAAGGGGAGGGCGCAAGCCCTCCTCTTAAAAAAGGAGAGGACTTTATGGAAAATACAACCAATGTGGAGATGTCGCTCTCCACAATTGAAAAACTGGTTGCTTCGGCCGTGCAGAAAGCGCTGGCGGAATACTGCAGCGATGCGTTTATCGGACAGGCGGCTCAGCGCTATCAGCAGAAAATGGCTGTGGTGAACGGAGGTGCCTTATGAGAGGAACAACGGATCTGTTTTTGATCGACGGCCAGAGCATTGTGGTTCCGGACAGCAACCTGAAATTGCAGGTGAAGGATCTGGAAAGTTCCGATTCCGGGCTGGACGAAAGCGCTTTCCTCCATCGGTTTGTGGCAAGGCAAGGGGTCAGCAAGTGGACTTTCTCCTATGGGGAAATCACCGCGGAGGAATATGCCTATATGGAAGGCTTGTTTGCAGGCAAAGACACATTTGTATTTACCCGGCCGTCTTTGGCAGACAGCACCGTGCCGGTGGCCTCAAAATGCTATCGGAGCAAGCACCAGACCCAATGGCGCAACGCGGTTACCGGGCAATTCGGCAAATATCAATTTGACATTACAGAGTGCTAGGAGGTGGTAGGTTGCTGAAAAATTTGATCGTCCTTCCAGACGGAAGGGAACTGTTTTCCGGGCCGGAAACGGTCAACGCCATCGAAAGCGTGACCCTTATCCAGCAGGTAAACACTGGCACGGAACTGACTCTTGGCGCTGCCTGCGCCGCTATGCTGGAGGTTAGCCTTTTTACACCCAATGGGGGTCTGCAGATTGCCAACGGTACAGAGTTGATCCTTTACAAGGTGGACGATGGCGGCGTCCGGACAAAAGTGGGCCTGTTCACTGTGGAAAAGACCCAAATGCCCAGCAAAAACCGCTACCGCATGACCGCTTACGATAGGATCAGTTGGCTGGATCGGGACTTGACCCAATGGGTCGAAAGTTTGAACGGCTGGCCATACACCTTAAAAACCTTTGCCCAAATGGTGTGCAGCGCCTGCAATTTGACGCTGGTAAATGATACTTTGCCCAACGGGGATTGGCAGATTCAAAAGTTCTCCGCAGGTAAAGTTACCGGCCGGAAATTGATGCAATGGGCAGGACAGGCCTGCGGCCGATTTTGCCGGGCAAATGCTGACGGAAACATCGAATTTGCCTGGTACACACCGAAGGACATTACCATTACCCCCTCGGGGCAGTGGTTCTGCTATCAGGATTCTATGGAGCGCAAGGACTATCAGGTTGCGCCTGTGGACAAGGTGCAGATTCAATTCAGCAAGCAGGATGTGGGCGCTATATACGGAAACGGT